CGATCACCGCCATCAAGGCCGGAGACTGGGAACGGGTGTCCCAGCTGATCCAGGAGCTGATCCAGAAGGCCGGCCTGGTCACCGGCGGCCCGGTCCTGTTCGGGGCCGTCCCGCTCGGCACGCCGGGCACGCTGCCGGCCGACGTTGAAACGGCGTTGGCCGAATGTGAAGCCGCTTGCGGTTAAAGGCGTCTAGATCGTCTCCTTTTCGATTCAGACGGGTAGGGCGTGAAAAGTTGCGTTCTGACCGTCTGAGTCGAAAAGGAGACGTTTAATCACAACTGAGACGGGTTCTCTTTATGGCCGTCGCCAATCGCATCACGAAGTTCCTCGCCCACTCGGCGGAACAACTTCTTTCGTTCCGGTCGCAACTCCGAGGCACCCGCCTGGACCCGGTCGGCCGTGACCTGGACAAAGAGTGCGGGTACATCGTCGCCCCGAACGTCAACACCTATTGGGAGTTGTACAACCGGAACGGGGTGGCCAGCCGGATCGTCAACGTCTTCCCGGACGAGTGCTGGCAGAAGCCGCCGGAGGTGTACGAGGTCGAGGACGAGAGCCAGGTCACTGATTTCGAGAAGTGGATATCCGACCACATTCGAGACAAGGCTCTCTGGTCCACCCTCCACCGGGCCGACCGGGTGTCGGGCATCGGCCAGTACGGCGTCCTGCTGATCGGGTTCACCGACGGCCGGGACCTCGACCAGCCGGTGGTGGGGCTGAACGACGCCGGACTGCCGGCCCAGGGGCGGCCGGCGAAGTCGCTGGACGTGGCGTTCTACCGGGTGTTCACCCAGCGGGACGTGACCGGCATCGAACTCGAAAGCAACCAGAGCAGCCCCCGGTTCGGCTTCCCGAAGTTCTACAACATCAACTTCGGCAGTCCGGACGACGCCTTGCAGTCCGGGACGATTGTCTCGTCCAAGACCGTCTCGTACAAGGTCCACTGGACCCGGATCGTCCATCTGGCGGACAACCGGCTGTCGAGTGAGATCGCCGGCATCCCCCGCCTCCAGCAGCCGCTCAACAACGTGTCCGACTTGCGGAAGGTGTTGGGCGGGTCGGCGGAGATGTTCTGGAAGGGGGCGTTCCCGGGGTATGCGTTCACGACGTACCCGGAACTGGCCGGCCAGTTGGACCCAATCGACAAGGACGAACTGCTGGACGAGTACCAGGCATATGTGGACGGGCTGCAACGGATCCTGACGGGGGAGAACGGGAAGTGGGAGTCGCTGGAGCCGCAGATCGCGGACCCGACCAACCACGTCACCCAGCACCTGCTCATCATCTGTGCGACGATCGGCGTTCCGCTGAGGATCTTCCTCGGGTCGGAGGCCGCCCACCTGGCAAGTACGCAGGACAAGCAGACGTGGAACGACCGGCTGATGGGGCGGAACAGCCGGTACCTGGACCCGTATGTCGTCCGGCCGGTAATCGACCGGCTCATCCTGACCGGGGTGTGTCCGTCCCCGAAGGCCGGGCCGACCGCGTACCTGACGAGCTGGTCGGACCTGAACGCCAACACGGAGAAGGACCAGGCAGACATCAGCATGAAGCTGACCCAGTCCCTCCTCCAGTACGTGACCAGCGGCGCCTGGAAGCTGATGCCGCCGAAGATGTACTTCGTCATGATCCTTCGGATGACGGCGAAGGAGGCGGACGCGATCATCACGGCAGCCGGGGGCGAGGAGAAGATCACGTCCGGCCTCCAGAAGATGATCGACATGGCCGGGAAGAACCAGGCGAACGGGTCCGATCCCACGAAAAAAACCGGGACTTCCGGAAAACGGAACGGACTCGGTTGACAAGCGGGAGGTAATCCAAGAACGTAGTACAGTTCCACGAGGAGGTTCCTATGAAGACGATCACGACCAGATTCGTCGCTAACCTGGACCAGGTCTCGATCCGAAATGAGATCCTGGACGGGATCGACTACCTGGTCGTCCCCGGGGTCGGTATCGTCGAGGGCGTCCACACGGCGAACGCCGGCCCGGTGTTCTACGCCAACGAGGACATCACCGCCTACGCTCCCGACTTCAACTCCAAGCCGGTGGTGATCGGCCACCCGAAGGACGCGGTCGGCCAATTTACGTCCGCCTGCTCCCCGGACGTTCTCCGGAACGACGGGGTGGGGATGATCTTCAACAGCCGGGGGGAAGACGGGAAGCTCAAGATGGAGTTCTGGCTGAACAAGGCCAAACTCCAGTCACGCGAACACCGGGTGTACAACTCGGTCGTCAACAATCAGAAGGTGGAGGTGTCGATCGGCCTCACGGCCGACCTGGACCTCACCCCCGGGACGTGGAACGGCCAGGAGTACACCGGGCGGGCGGTCAACTGGCGGCCCAACCACGTCGCCGTGCTGCCGGACGCCAAGGGCGCGTGTTCCATCGAAAAGGGGGCCGGCCTGCTGGCGAACGAGCAGGCCGTGTCCATCGGCAACGAGGCGTCCTTGAACGAGACGGTATCACTGGTCCGGTCCGCCCTTCGGGACAAGATGGACAAGCCGGGGTATTACTGGGACGGGTACGTCGAGGACGTGTACCCGGGGTTCGTGGTGTACAACGTCGGCTACTCCGATATGTACAAGCTGGACTACACGATCAAGGACGGAGAAGTCAAGTTTTCCGGGAACCCGGTCGCCGTCGAGCGGGTGGTCACTTACCGGGCGGCGGACGGGACCCTGATCGGGAACGCCTCCGGGGTGTTTCTTTCCAACGTGGAGGTTCTGATGAAGACCAAGAAGGAGAAGGTGGACTTCCTGATCGCCAACAGCGACGGGAGCTACATCGAGGACGACCGCAAGGGGCTGATGGAGTTCAGCGAGAAGCGGCTCGACGACCTGGTCGCCGGCGTGAAGCTGGCGAACGAGGCGAAGGAGCTTGAGAAGAACAAGGACAAGACTCCCGTCCAGACCCCGGCCCCGAACGTGACCGTGGTCAACACCACCCCCGCCCCGGTCGGGGTGGCCACCCCGGAGGACTACATCAAGACCCTGCCGCCGGCCATCCAGGCGGTCATCAACAACGCCCTGGCCGCCCAGAACGCCCGCAAGGCGGAACTGGTCGCCAACATCATGAAGTCCCCGGCAAACAAGTTCTCGAAGGAGTGGCTGGACACGCAGACCGACATGGCCGTGCTGGAAGGGATCGCCGCCCTGGCGGTCGTCCCGGCCGCCCCGACGACCCTGGCCAACGTCGGCGTCCCGAACTACCTGGGGCAGCACGTCGCCGTCCCGGTGCTGGCCAACCAGTCCGGTGTCCCGGCCGGCCTGGAGCCGCTGCCGACCCGGTCTTACGACCCGGCGGCCACGAAGTAACCAACCCTTTCGGCCTTCACACCCAGGAGACAGGAGACACACATGCCTCCGGCCAACACCCTGACCCGCAAGACCGTCTTGCTCAAGGGGAAGATCAACGAGAAGTACGACGAGATCCGGGCGGGCGGGACGATCAAGCCCGGCCACCTGATCGTCCGCAACGCCTCCGGCGTGGCCGTCGTCCACGCCACCAACGGCGGGTACGCGGAGAAGATTTTCGCGCACGAGGACGCCCTGATCGGGCGGACCATCGACGACGCCTACAGCAGCGGCGAACTGGTCCGGTACCACGTCGCCCAGCCCGGGGACGTGATCTACGGGTTCATCAAAGCCGGGGCGAACGTGACCGACGGGTCGCTGCTGGTGTCGAACGCCGACGGAACGATGGACGTCGTCGCCGGGTCGGAAGTCCCGCTCGCCCAGAGCATCGAGGACGTTGACAACTCGGCCGGCGGCGCGGCCGTCCGTTGCGCCTTCCGCATCCTGTAATCATTCACCTACGGGGAGAATACAACCGCCCCGAACACACACCTTCTTGAAAGGAAAACGATGGACAAGTCCATCATGTTCCACGTGAACACCGGGACCGTGGACGGGAGCGGCGTTTCGCCCCGCATGATCCAGGATCCGGACAGCTTCCGGACCTTCCTCGGCCCGGACGGCCGGTCGTACAAGACGGTCACACAGATCGTCAACGGCAAGCCGGAGCGGGCCGTCGTCCTGGCGAACACCGAGTCCACCCTCGCCCGGGAGGAGTGGCTGAAAATCGACGAGGAGGTGCTGGAGGGGGCCAGGCCCCGCCTCCAGGCGTGGGCCGACCTGCGGGCGTCCGCCCCGGTCAACGTACCGGACGCATTCAGCGTCATGGCCCTGGAGTACAGCCTGCTCAAGCCCAACTCGATCAAGGTCGAGATGAGCATGGACGGGAACCGGAAGTCGGAACGCAACCGGCCGACCCGGGACACGGCCCGGACGCCGCTGCCGATCCTGCACTGCGACTTCTCGTTCTCCGCCCGGGAGTTGGCGGTCGCCCGCCGGATGGGGACCCCGCCGGACCTGACGATGGCCCGGGAGGCCGGCTGGCGGATCGGGGAGGAGTTGGAGAAGCTGACCCTCGGGACCAGCGGGTTCAACGGGTACACGTATGCCGGCGCCAACGCCATCTACGGGTATACGACCGCCCCGAGCCGGATCACCTACACCATCACCGATCCGACCGGCCTCGGCTGGACGCCCCAGACGCTCCTGACCGAGTTTCTGGCGATGTTCCAGCTGCTCCGGGACCAGCAGTTCAGCGGGCCGTACAAGGTGTACTTCTCCTACCCGTGGGTCCAGTATCTGGACAACGACTACACGGCGAGCTACGCGGGCGGCAGCACCCGCAACCGGCTGGCCCAACTGCCCGGCGTCCAGTCGATCGGCGTCCTGGAATACCTGACCGGGTTCCAGATCCTGATCGTGGACATGTCCAGCCGGACGGCCCAGGCCATCGTCGGCGTGGATCTGACGACCATCCAGTGGAAGTCGGGCGACGGCCAGGAGGAGTATTTCAAAATCTTCGGGATTCTGGTCCCGCGGATTCGGGCGAACGCCGACGGGCACACCGGCATCGTCCACGCCTCGACGTAATCCCGCACTCCGCCGGGACGGACTGCCGTTCCCCCTTCGGCAGTCCGTGCGGGGCGGGGCAGTCCCCCTGGCCGCGTCCCGTCCGGGGGCGACCGCTCCGCCCCCGGCTCGGCGGCTTTTCCTTCCACCCACAAACACAAGGACATAGACCATCATGGCTCGGTACGAACTGGTTTCCCCGGTCCCTCACTACGAGAAGGACGGGGTGGTGATGAAGCAGGGCGACGTGATCGAGACGGACGAGGACTACTCGCAGAAGTGGGCCGGCAAGTTCGTGGAGACGCTCAAGCCGGTCACCGACTTCGGCAAGGAGAAGGTCAACGTCCAGCAGCGGGACAAGAAAAGCAAGCTGGTCAACAAGCAGACGCCGGTGGACGAGGACGACGCCCAGGTGCCGGAGGAACAGGACGCGGAGGTGGACGAGGCCGAGGAGGACGACCACGCGGAGGAGGAGACGGACGTGACCGAGAAGTACGAGGCGGCCGGGAAGAAGGGGCTGTCGGTGACCAAAGCCGGCCGGGAGTACGCCATCAAGGACGCCAAGGGGAAGACGGTGGCCGAGGGGTTGAAGCGGTCCGAAGTCCCGGCCGCCCTCAAGAAGTACCGGAAGTAAAAGGAGGCGGCCGTGCCCCGCACGACACGCGACGCGGTTGGAGAACTGGTCGAGATTGACGAGGAGTTCTGGCCCAACCTCGACCCGCACATCCTGTCGGCCAACGTCATCGTCACCAAGAAGTGCGTGAGCGACGACGACCCGCTGGACGACGCCCACGCGGAGCTGGTCGAGCGGTGGCTGGCCGCCCACTTTTACGCCGTCTCCGACCCACAGTCCACCTACGAGCAGGCCGGGTCGGTCTCGATCAAGTACGAGTCGAAGGTGGACCTTGGGCTGAACCTGACCCGGTTCGGCCAGCAGGCGATGGTGGTGGACACGACGGGCGGACTGGCGGCATGGAACGCCGAGATCCAGAACGGCAGGGGGGGCCGGCTGTCGGCCCGCTTCCAGTGGCTCGGGACGCCAAAGGCTGACGAGGACTTGCCGTGAAGCTGTTCCGGAAGATGCGGCGGCAGTACGCCTGCTACTGGCCGCCGGCCACGGAGGACGACGGGTACGGGAACCCGACTTACGGGGCGGTCAAGGAGATCAAGGTGCGGTGGGAGGACTCGACCGAACAGGTCCTGTCCCCCACCGGCCAGACGCAGGCGGTCAAGTCGAAGGTGTACTGCGGGAAGGACGACGGGGTGGTGGAGACGGGCGTCCTGTGGCTGGGTCGGAAGACCGACCTTATCAGTCAGACCGAGCCGTTCGCCAACCACGGGGCCGGCCGGATCTTCCGGGTGGACAAGTTACCGGACGTCAAAGCGAGGGACACGCTCGTCACCGCCTTCCTGTAGGAGGACGCGATGAAGGCCACAGTGACCGGGGTAGACCGGGTACTCCGGGCGATCGGAAAGGCTCGGACGCAGGACGCCATCAACATCGACAAAGGACTCAAGAAGTGTGCGGTCGTGATTAAGAACAAGGCGTTGACGGTCGTCCCCCGGGCGTCCGGGGCGTTGGCCGACTCGCACGAAGTCGTGGACAACGGCAAACGAGGATTCGCCGCCCGGCACACGGTGACGGCCGGCGGGCCGATGGCCCCTTACGCCCTGTACGTCCACGAAGACCTGACCAAGTACCACGCTCCGCCGACGATGGCCAAGTGGCTGGAGTACGCCGTCCGGATGACCCGGGGAACGTGTTCGGCCATCCTGAAACGGACGATGGGGGCCGAGCGGGGCAAGACGATCGACGGGGTGCGGGAAGACATCACCGCCGGCAATCCGTACACCGGGGGGTAAGTCGTGTCCAGTCCGGCGGAAGTCGTCGCCAAGTATTTCAAGGACGTGGGACTGTCGGACGCGTCTTGGCCGGTGTCGGTCGGGGCGGTCCCGGCCACGGCCAAGGACAACTACCTGACGGTGTTCGATACCGGGGCCGAGCAGGACGGACGGATCCAAAAAACCGGAGAGCGGATCCAGCACCCACTAATCCAGATCCGGATTCAGGCCGTCAACTACCCGACCGGCTGGGCCAAGGGGGTGGCGATCCAGGCCGCCCTCGACGCCTTACACAACCGACCGGTCACGATCAATACGACCACCTACACGATCAAGGCGGCTACGGTCTACATGCCCCTGGTCAAGATCGGGCAGGCGGAGCAGAACGCCCGGGAGTTGTTTACCATCAACGTCCGGCTAACCCTGTGAGGAGGCGACGATGGCTTTGAACGTGTCCAACTACCGAAAGTCCACGATCGGTGGGAAGACGTATGTGTCCGAGACGACGGTGGACGCCGAACTGGCGGTCGAGTTCGACAAGAACCTGGGGGCCGCCAAGGAGGGCGACCTGACCACCCGAACGGACAACGACACCGGCACCCTAACGATGGACGCCGGGCACGGGATCATCACTGGCGACCGGCTCGACGTGTACTGGTCTGGCGGCCGGCGGTACGGAATGACGGTCGGGACCGTCGCCGCCAACTCCGTGCCGATCGACGGCGGGTCCGGAGACAACCTGCCGCTGGTGAACACGGCCATCGTGGCGATGGTCCCGGCGTCGGAGTCGGTCGTTGTGACCGGAAACAACGTGGCCGCCGTCGGCATCAAGACCAACACCGCCGGTCGGGCGACCGTCGTCATCGCCGACGGGTCGAACGTCGAACTGGCCCTGGCGGAGGTTACGTCCGGAGAGGACTACGTCTGGACGGACGAGGACGGCACGACCAATCCGCTCTCCGGGGACACTGTGGCGAAGGTGTTCGTCAGCCACGATGACACCACCGGGACCAAGAACATCCACGGCATCCTGGCGTACAACTAACCCACCACCCCGGCCCCCGGAGACTTCCGATGTCCCTGAGGATTGACGACGGTTTCAAAACGATCTTCTCGTTCGCCAACTACCCGACCGTCAAATTCTACGAGAAGACGGTCACGCCCCCGGGCCTGGACGGCGGCGGGATGAACGACACGACTACGATGCGGAACACCCGGTGGCGGACCCGGGCGCCGAAAAAGCTGCTGACCATGACGGCGATGACCGCCTCGTGCGCCTACGACCCGGAGGTGTACGAGGACATCGTGGCCATGATGCAGGAGAACCAGCTCATCACGGTTACGTTCCCGGACGAGTCCACAGTCGAGTTCTGGGGTGCCGTGGACAAGTTCGTACCGGGCGAAGTGAAGGAAGGGGACCAGCCGGTGGCCACAGTGACCATCGAGCCGACCAACCAGGACGAGGACGGGACCGAAGTGGCTCCGGTGTACACGCCGGCGCCGTAACAACCGTTTCTAAGGGGGAGTTGTCATGCTGGAGTACGATCTGAGTCTGGAGGAGGTGCCGGTCAAGTTCAAGTCGCAGGACGGCACCGAGTACGAGTGCGTCCTGCGTGAGATGACCGGGGAGGTGCGGGACGCCTACCTCCAGGGGATGATGGGCCGGATGGACATGGGGGCGATCGGCGGCCCCCGGATGAAGAACGTGAAGGACGTCCAGGCCACGCTCATCTCCATCTGCCTGTTCAAGGAGAACAAACAGGTGCCCGTAGACGAGATTAAACGCTTTCCAGCCCGCGTTCAGAAAGCACTCCACGAAAAGTGCCAGGAGATGAACGGGCTGACGGAGGCGGCGGCTGCGGCAAAAAAAGACTGACATCGGAGGACCGGGTGTGGCGACGGATCGCCACACGCACCGGTTCTTCGGTCCGTCAGGCGAAGAAGGAAACGACGTCCACCGACCTGTTCAAGTGGGTGGCCTTCTTCGAGGAGGAAGAAGACCGGCCGGACCGGCTGGTTCTACAGGTGGCCCGCCTGTGTCACCTGGTCGATTGTTTGGTGGCGTGGCTAAGCGACCGGAAGCCGATGGGCGAAGACGAACTGCTGGTCAAGTTCGTCCGGAAGGAGCCGGTCCCGGCCGAGATGTCAGACGACCAGAAGAAGGCGATGATTGGGGCGATCAAGTCCAAATACCTGATGGCCCTGGGCATTAAGAAGGACAAGGGGGGTAAGGATGGACGTCGAAAGGCTGGTCGTAACCCTCACCGCAAACGCCGTCCAGTATAACCGGGTGATGGACGAGGTGGTGCAGACGGTCGTCCGGACCGCCTCCGCCATCACCAACGTATTCGCCAAGACCGGTGAACTGGCGGTCGCGGCGTTCAAAGCCCCATTCCAGATGCTTAGCGGTCTTTCTGTCACCTCTTTGTTTAAAGGATTGGGCGGAGTGGGACAGATGTTACGTGGCGTGGAAATGGGACTGGACGGGATGTTTACGATCCTCCGTCACAGTGCCGGCTTTCTACGCTACTACAATCAAGCATGGACGGCCACGATTCAGGTGTTGGGCGGAGCAAAAACAGCGGTCGAAGGCATCAAAGTGATGGTTATGGGATTTCGGACTACATTAGTAACGGGGATGCCGACCGGACTAGTAACCGCAGGGCTTTACCATTTTTTAAACGGGCTACAAACGATCCAGTCGGCGATTCAGCAGTTCCCCGGAGCGGGAAAAACGATCTTCGGCGTACTCCACGGCTTTTTCACAGCCCTCCAGGGCGGCGGAAACATCGTCGCCGGATTTGGCAAAATGCTGGGCGGGCTGAAAGACGCCTTCGTGTCCGTGGCGTCCGGGGTCTGGTCGGCGGTCAAGGGCGTCGGGACGGCCGTGTGGGAGTTGGGGAAGGCGTTCGCGTCCGTCGGGTTCGAGGTCGTCACTGGGATGGCGAAGACGCTGACCGCCGGCCTGGGCGGGCTGCTGCTCGTCACCGGTCTGGTCGGGGCACAGACGTTGCGGCTGGCGGCGGACTACGAGAAGGCGAACATCGCGTTCGGGGTCATGACCGGCAACGCGGAGATGGGAACCAAGCTGTTGGAGGAGATCACCCAGCTTGGGATCAAGTCCCCGTTCCGGTCCACCGAACTGATCCCGGTCGCCAAGGAGTTGAAGGCGTTCGGGGTCGAGACTGACCAGATCATTCCCACCCTGACCGCCCTCGGGAACGTGTCGGCCGGGACGGACACGCCGCTCGCCCGGATCGCCCTGGCGTTCGGCCAGGTGCGGGTGGCCGGGCGGCTGACGGGGGACGAACTCCGGCAGTTCGTCAACGCCAACGTCCGCCTGATCGAGTACCTGGCCCAGGTGATGAACGTGCCGGAAACGTCCATCCGGAACATGGTCGAGGCCGGACGGGTCGGGTTCAACCACGTCCAGATGGCGTTCAACGCGATGTCCGCCGAAGGCGGGGCGTACGCCGGGCTGATGGAGAAGCTGAACAACACGGTCGGCGGCCAATGGAGTTCGTTCGTCGAGCGGATCGAACTGGCCATGCGGAACGTCGGGCTGGCGTTCTTCAAGGGGTTCGGAGTCAAGGACCTGTTAAAGGAGATGTCGGAAGGGCTGACCGGTGTCGGCGGCAGTGTGGACCGGCTCGTCCCGTACTTTCAAAAATTGCGGGACATTTTCGACGTCCTGACCGCTGCCGGAAAGGCGATTGGATCTTCTGTTGCGAATTCTATCGACCGTATGGTGGAAGGGATTACCGGATCCGGAATCAACTGGAACGACGCGAAAGAGGGAGTGACGAATTTCGTCAGGGCGTTGATTATCGGACTCGGAAACGCCATCGACATGATGATGAAATTTGCAAAATCCATGGTTCGAGATGTCCTTATGCCCACTGCTGATTTTATGCGGAATGCCGGAATCATTGGCGAAAAGAGTGTGTACGGATCCATCCGTGACAACGGGTACAATAAAGCGGTGGCAGGATTCGCATCCGCCGGGGTGACAATGATCGAACAGGTCGCCCCGGAGTGGACTGACGAAAGAAAAGAAAAGGTCTTTGGAATCGCAAAGGAATGGCAGAATCCTTTCAAGCCTGTTCTCGACGGTCTTAACAAAATGTCCTCTTCGGCCAATACCGGAGCGGAAGCTTTAGCGGACTTTAACAGGCAAATGGAGTTGCTCAGCACCACGGCAGATCACGGAGAGCAAGAGTTCTGGAAGATGAAGCTAGAAGAGGAGAAAGATCTACGGAACAGCTTGTGGGGAGCTTGGTTCTCTCCGATCGCGTCCGCCACCAACACGGGAACGGAAGGGCTGCTCCGGGTCGTTCAAGCTCTGCCCGGGGAAGTGACGAAACTGGTCGAGAAGGTCCGCAAGGACATCGAGACCGAAGGAACGACGGACTACGACAAGTTCGCCACCAACATCGACCGGCTGTTCAAGGCGGCCAACTACCCGATGCCATTGAAGGAGGGGGTGATTGGACCCGGCCTGCCGGCCATTAACGAACAGGAGTTGGCGTTCGGGGTGGCGTCTCAGTTCGAGGAGTTCTCCAAGGGGCTGAGCAAGTCCATGACCACCATGCCCCCGGCCGCCCGGTTCGGCTCGACCGAGGCGGCGGAGACGATCAACCGGTCGATGGTCGATCAGAAGTCTACGATGGAGGAGGTCAGGATGGCCATCGTACTCGGCAACCAGATGGCGGCCGAGCGGAAGAAGCGACTGGACGAAATCCTGGCGGCGGTCCGGGCCAACAAGGGCGGGATCGTCGTCGCCAAACCCCCGGGGAACGGGAAGTAGCCATGCCAGTCCTGCCCAACAACGCCCGGTATTTTTCGGTCGATGAGATGCCGTATGGCCGGTCCGGGGAGTGGAACCTGGACGGGAGTCGGGACCACACCCGGGTGTTCAAGGTCGTCGTCCGATCGAAGACGATGACCGACATCGACGCCATGTCCGCCCCGCTCCTTCCCCGGCTCGGGGCGCCGTGGACGTCTCCCACCGGCGACCTGGTGGACATGCTGGCCCGGCTGGTCAAGTATTCGGCCACCCAGGAGTCGGACGACGACTGGCAGAACTGGACGGTGACGGCCCACTACAGCACCAACCTGCCCGTCCCGACCGGGCTGGGGGTGCCCACCCCGGGGACGTTGAACGCCCCGCAAGGGGGTAAAGGCGGGTCGGCCAACAACCCGGAGGAGGAGCCGATCGAGATCGAGTTGGACTGGGAGACGGAGAAGCTGGCGATGCCCCACGACCTGGACGGGAAGCCGTACTGGAACACGGCCCGCCAGCCGTTCAACCCGCCCCCGCTGACCGAAGTCCATCACCCGGTCCTGGTGCTCACCCGGAACGAGTTGTTCTGGTCGATGAAGACGGCCACGCAGTTTGCCGGGTCGGTGAACTCCAAGAACTTCCTCGGGAACAAGCCGGGGCAGGTGAAGTGCTTCCCACCGAAGGTCAAGCTCGCCAACCGGGGCGGGTTGCTGTACTGGCGGGTGACGTACCGGCTGGCGTTCTTCAACGTGTACGACGACCTTAACATCCCGGACAGCGAAAAGACCTGGCAGCTCCGGCTGCTCAACCAGGGGCTGTGCGAACGGAAGCTGGTCAAGATCCCGCTGGTCGGCGGCGGGTTCGTGGAAAAGAAGATGCCGATCCCGATCTTCCGCCACGGGCATCCGATCAGCCAGCCGGTGTGTCTGGGCGAGGACGGACTAGAGTTGCGATTCGATGACGAGGACGATTTGGAACGGGCGGCGGTCAAGCCCCACTACATCCAATTCCGGAATCACAAAACTTACGATTTCAACAAACTCCTCGAACGCGGTCTGGAGGCCGTCCTGAAATGATTAACCGGATGAACGGGGATTACTGGTTCGGCTCGATCCGGGCCGACCAGATGATCCTGCCCGCCAACAGCGTCGGGGACGCCGAGGTCGATTCCACCCGGCCGCTCGGGATTAACAAGCTGTACCACATGCACTGTCCGGTGTACAGCCAGGACCGCGGGTCGGCCGTCGTCGCCAAGCGGTCCGGGCTGCACATCGCCGTCGGCCCCGGCTCCCTCCAGGCGTTTCAGGCCACGCTGTCCCAGGCGAACGGGGGTGGGACGGTCACGGTCGACCTGTACAAGAACGGCGTGTCCGTTCTGTCCAGCCTCATCACGATTACGACCGAAGCCGCGTTTGACGTGGTGGTCGGGACGATCAGTTCGGCGGACTACGCGGCCGGGGACACGTTCGAGGTGGTCGTCGCCGTCACCGGGTCGGTCGGCCAAGGGCTGACCGTCCGTGGGGTGTTCGAGGAGGAGCCGTAACAGATGGCCGACCAGAACGCCAACACGCAGGACGTCGCCTACGCATTCCCGGACGAGGCTTCGTACAACCGGGTGTGGGACGCCGTCCGGCTGGCGGAGCAACTGGCCAAGAAGGACGCCCCCGGGATCGCCCAACTCCCCCTCGGGCCGCTGTGGCTGTGGGTCCGGATCACGTCCGGCACGCCCGTCGGCGGGTACTACTCGTGTAAGCGGGTGCTGGACGTCGCCGACGGGACGACCGAACTGCACGAGGAGATGTACGCCAAGGTGGCGAACGCTGGGGAGGTGCTGGCGAACAACATCGACTACCCCGGGATGGTGATCGGCACCCGGGACGTCGGCGGGGTGACGTTCGCGGTGGTCAAGGTCCTGGGCGAACTCATCACGGACGTGACCCAACCGGCGACGTGGCGGGTCAACCCGGACACATGTCAGGTCGAACCGTACACCTACCAGACCGTCCGGTACCGTGGGACGCGGCTGTCCGTGCAGGTGCTGTAAATGGCGACAACAATTCTGGTCCCGGGCAACAGCATGGCGTTGCCCTACTCCTGCGGATGTTGTGGATCCACCGCCGTCTGCGCCCTTCTGACCCAATCCCCGTACCCGTCCGATGGTTATCCGTATCAAGTAATCCGGTATCGAGGACAACTCGCCTTTACCAATCCGGGCGCGTACTACTACGCCACCTTCTGTTCGTCCGGTCTTTACCTCAATCCGATCGGCGGCGGGGCGTATTTCGTCCAGTTCTTCGGAGAGGCCGCCAACTATGAAGGGACCCTTCCGGCCATTCCGGGCAGTTGCGATCTGACTCGGGTGTCCGGATTTGCCGACTCTGGCGTTTCTACCCTTCACCTGGTCGTAGATTACGTCCATTCACTGTCGAACTGTTGCGACCTGTCCACGGTAGACTCTTGTTCTTTGGTTGGGGCCGATCTGCCGACGGAGGTCACGATTGAATCGGACGACACCAGCATTCTGTGGGATGATCCAATCCTTCTTCCCCAAACGTCCTTGTTCGACAGCGGCGGCTCCTGCTTTACCGCTTTGTATTCTGAGCGGACCCTTGTCACCACCTGCACGGTGACGGATCCGTTTGGAACGGTTGGTCCTCCGGCGACGTACAACGTTTATCGAAAGACGGTTGTCACAATCGCCGGGTCTACCGGATCGTGCTTGTCCAGGGCATTTGGGTATCTGCCCGCCGGATCGGTCGGGGTGTCGTTCAACATCGAGGTCGAAAACACCGGCGGCAACGCGGCCCAACTCCAGCTGTACACGGCAGTCAGTACGCTAGGCTTTCACCAGTACGCGGCCGGAGGGACGGTGAAGGGACCGTGTGACATGAACGGGATATCAATTCCGGTCACTCAGGCGTACAGCGGGTACAACTTCTTTACGGACGTGATCTGTTGTCCGACTCGAATATTGGTTCCTTCCTGCTCCGGATTTTTTTCCGTAACCGGAGTCATCACTAACGCCACGGTGTCGTACTAATGGCCGTTGACGATCCTCTGACCGCTTTGGTTGAGGCCAAGGCGGCGAAGACCGAAACCATCACGGACAACACGAAGACTCTTCTCGCTCACGGGTACGAATACCTAGGGCACACCTTCCCCCTGACGCCGGACACGATCAGCTGGTTCGGAACGGCCTCGGTCCACATGGCCGCCGGCTACCCGTCTCCGCTGTCCTTGGTGAACAGTGACGGGGACGCGATTGAGTTCACTACCGGACCGACGTGCGCCGGAGCGGTGGACGCTGGATACATCCGGTATCGAGAAGTGATTTACTCCGAAGGACCGTTACTGTTCCAGGTGGCTTCGGCGACGACGGCGGAAGACGTGGACGCGATCACTGACGACCGTCTCACTACGCTGATGTCAGTCACACCTCCTCCGACCTTGGCGGTCAACAAGCCGAAACGACTAACCCTGAAACTGCACTGCGTCCATCTCGGGGCGAAGGTGGAGGAGGGGGTGTGCGGGAGTCGCCTCCGGCGGTGCAACCTGTTCGGGGACGTGACCGATCCGATCCGGATGTGTGTCGGGGCCAACCGGGACTGCCAGTCGTGCTTGAAGTTTGTCCAGGGGGAGTATAAGAAACCGGACGCTCCGCCGCCCCCGGTCGAAGTGGTGAAGCCGGTCAAACTGACGAACGGGAACGGCCACAAGGGTGGCCCCAGGCTTCTCCTTTCGGCCGCAGTCGGGGCGAACGGCAAAAAGTGGCTGGAGATCACCCGGCCGCTAATGGAAACGTATGCGGCGAAGTGTGGGGCGGTCTTTGAAGTCATCACGGACGGCGACGAGAGCTACCCGCTCGGGGAGAAGTGGCGGATTGCCGAATACCTGGGCCGATACGACCGGGTTGTGTTCCTGGATGCTGACGTAGTGGTCGCTCCGGACGCTCCGGACTTGTTCAACACGGTACCTAGTACCCACGTCGGGGTCCGGGACGACTGGCCGTGGATGTGTGTGGACGTGGGGGTGAACGTGACCCGGGCCTGGATGGACCTGGAGGTGCGGGCGATCCGGAAGGCGGCAAACCGTCCCGGACCGCTGGTCTCGACCTGCTACAACACCGGCGTGCTAGTCCTGTCCAGTCAACACGCCGGCCTGTTCGACCCGCCTAAAGTGCCGCTGCCCAAGTTCCACTGCACCGAGCAACACTGGTTCAACCTGAACGTGCTGGACCAGCAGCCGGCCGTGTACGAGTTGCCGTGGGAGCTGCACTGGCACCCGTTCATCGACCGGAAGCGGGAGCGGACGGAGGGGGTGAAGGTGTGGCACTTTGCGGGGGAGGCGGACCGGGCGGAACTGCTCCGTCGCAAAGTCGCCGAATACCCGTTATGACCTCCCGCAGGTCTTCCGTCTGCTCTTTTTGAAGGATCGCATCGTCCAGCGCCTGGTGGTGGCTTTTGCACACGCTTCGGAGTTGATCTGCGACCTCCTTCCACTGCCCTCGCCAGTAGTCCCGCTCCCGTCGCAGTTCGTCCCTCTGGCGGAGCAGGACGACGCCGACGATTGCCATCGCCATGAACGCGGCGAACAGGACGAAGGTGGCTGCGACCCAGTGTTCCGTCGTCATAGAGGTCACCCGGCCTTTCGCTGCTGCTGTTTGAGGGCGTTGGACGCCAGCTTCATCCGCAGCTCCAGTTCCTCCCTCTTCGCGGCCTGGACTTCCAGGTAGGCGTCGGCCGCCTTGGCGTTCCTCGCCTCCGCCCGCCACCCGACACGAAGGATGGCGAACAGCAGGGCGGCGTTCAGCCACAGGGACAGCAAAATCCATCCCAACAGGTCGTTCGGGGGCTGGTACGTGAACATCTCTGCCTCCGGTTAGAACTGGACTACTTTTCCGACTTTAAAATTTTCATTGTGCGTCACCATGACAATTTGAATACCTAATTCTTTGGACAGGGCTAGGAGTAGAGCAGCAGCACGTTCCGAATAGTCTTTACTCAACATCCGAAACGGCTCGTCGAGAACCAGCAACTGACGCGGCCTAGGAACGGCCAGTCGTAACGCCGCCAGCCGCAGGGCAAAGGCGGCCACGTCCAACAGTCCTCCGGCGTCTCCGTCTTGGGGGTCGATCTCCTTCCCGTCCTGGACGAACACCAGTCTCGCCTGGGTCTTCCCCCGCTTCTTCTCGAACACGACCCGGAACTCGGGGGCGTCGGCCTCGAACACGGCGGCCAGACACCTGGTCACGACAGACGCGATCTGGTCGTGGACCGTCTGTTGCACCTTGACCGCCGCCGTCCGGATCACTTCGGCGGCGGCGTCGGCGGTCCGTTTCCGTCTTCCGGACTTTGCGGCTTCCCTTTTTTCCTTGCGAAGTATTTCCAGCGATGTCCGCTTTTTGCGGCCCGCTTCATCCCCCTCTTGACGGACTCGCCCAACGAAACCGATTTCTCGCTCCGGGGCCACGGGTCCACCTCCTTGACCGTGATGTCCATCACCGGCAGACGGTTCAGCCATTTCATGAACTCCTGTAGGCACCCGGCCCGCTTCGCCATGTCCAGGGCCAGTTCGGCGGCCTTCAAGTTGTCCGGACACATCCGGGAGGTCTGTTTCCAGGTGTACGGGGACTGCCGCATGGCCTTCCAGACCAGGATGGCCAGGGCCAACTCGTCCTGGATTGTCAGGGTTTCTTGGGCGTCTTGGACGACTTCGAGTAGGCGTCCTTCGCCCTCAGATACCTGTCGGTCCACTTGGCCCGCTTCTTCGCCAGTTCGGACAGCATCGTCCGGGCCTCCTCGATCGTTTGGCATCCGAACCTCTCCTTGATCTCGTCAAGCACCTGCTCAAGCGCCCCGTCGATCCGGTCCAGCTCCTTCTGGTCGCGGGCGTGTTCCCGTTTCAGCCGTTCGTAGTCGTCGATCATTATCACGGACCCTTCTTGGCCTTGGCCTGAATCAGGATGCGAAGGACCTCTTCGTGGACGGCTGTCGTCGTCTTCGTCTCCTCCATGATTCGTTCGGCCACGGTTTTAAGGTCGGCGAATCCGGCCTGGATGTCATCCAGTTTGGCCGCGAACTCCTTGAACGTGGACGTCATCTTGTGGTCCGGGGTCGAGGCGTCCAGCCACTTCCCGTCTAGTCCGTCCAGAGCGGCGTGGAACACCCTGCCGGACTTCTTGATCAGGCAGACGGACGGTAACGAGTCCCGCTCGTCAGTGTTCCGTTTCAGGAAGGAGCCGACGTTACACACCGACGGAACGCCCGGGGCGCCGGCGGGGTACAAAAACCCTTTATGGTTGTCCCCGAACAGGGCGTGGGTGAACCCGCTAAGTCGGCCGGCGTGTCCTCGAACGTGTTTGTCCGTCGGGGCGTTCGGGTACGTGTGTCCCTCGACCCAGCAGTAGTCGTGGACGACGGCGATCCGGAGGTCCTGGTCGTCGTAGTCTTTCGGACACGGCGTCTGCGGCGTCCCCCACGGGAAGCCAACAAAGATCGCGTTATACCCAACCTCGAACGCCGGGGCGGTGATGATTCCCGGGACAAGGTCTTTAAGGACGTTCGCTTCCACCAGAGTCCAGTATGCCGATTTGTGTTTGTCCTCGTACCGGTGGTATGGAAGGTCGTGCTGGCCCGGGACGGCGTACCCTTTGGGCATCTCCCGGATGAGGAAGTTAATCAACTCCGGCGGCACCGACCGTTCCCGCCACCCGTCGTGGAAGATGTCTCCGGTGTAGACAACCTGGGGGCGGATGCCATTCTGCTGGTGGACGTTGAGGAGCCTCTTTACCTCCTGGAACTGCTTCCGCATCACCCCGTACCAGTCTTGCTCTGCGCGTGCCGGCGGCGGTGAGGCCGTAGCGTGTACGTCGGAGATCCCGATGACGCAGACGGGGTCTTCGGCGTCAAAGGTCGTCCACACGTCTGGCAGATTTGGACTTTGGACATCTTGGACGTCAAGACCTTTAGCGACTTTCGTAGTGGACACGCGGACGCCTCCAGTTTGTCGTGTCTGGCGATGAGGGCTTCCAGGTCTCTCTCGTCGATCGCTATCCGGTCGGCCTCCTCCCGGACTTTCTGTAGCGACAAAAAGTCCCCGACCTTCGGCCGACTCGCGGCCAGTTTGTCGTGCCGGCCGATCAGTTTCGCCAGGTCGGCGTGTCTCTTTGCCGCTTCGGCCGCTTTCGATCCCAGCCGTATGGCCCTAGAACGCGATAAAATCGCTTTAGACAGCCGATCTCTGGCCGAAAGTAGTTCTGTAGCCTTTTCGACGTAAAACGCGGCAGAAGCCGTTTTATCGCAACTGGCGGCCCATCGCTCGAAAACGGCCACTAACTCACGCCCTTTCGCCGCCCGCCTGTCGGCCCGCCTGGCTTCACGGAACTCTGTCCGGGCGGCGGACAGACGCCCCTCGCACACGTCCAACTCCACCTTGGCCCGGCGGGCGTTCGACGCGGCGATCGACACCGCCCGGTCGATCTCCTCCAGGTTCACGACCTTGTTCAACTCCTGGGCGACCCGGCCGGGGGGCAGGGCGAACCAGAACGGGCCGTCCAGTTGCCGCTGGAAGTTCAGGTCGGACGTGTTGAGCGACTGCTGGACTGGCGGCGGGACCTCGCTCCCGACCGCCCGGTACTTCGCCTTCCCGATCCGGTACTCGTTCACCCCCTTGCCCCGCACCCTGGACACGTCGTCCAGGGCGACGGAGCACCGGTCGGCCCCCCAGCGGACGAACGCCGTCCCGGACGGCCGGTTGCGACACACCCACCGGACCGCCCGGAGGACGGACGACTTCCCGCGGCGGCTGCGGCCGACGAAGACGGTGACCTGGGGGTCCAGGTCGATCGCCTTCTTCTCGTGCCGCTGGAAGTTCTTAACGACCAGTTTTTTCAGGGGGTCCATGTCACCAACTCGGGAGGCAGGCGGCGGCACACGCGGCCTTGCTGGCGGTCGTCCCGTTCACCCGGTCGGGCCAGCACTCCTTCATCGTGCAGTCGGTGACCCCGGACTCAGTCAGCCCGTGAAGGACGTTCAGGGCGTCCCCGTACTCGTACACCGGGGCGGCCTCCTTGCCGCCAGGGTTGTGTAGCGACCAGTTGTTGTCCCCCAGATAGATCCCTTTGGTCGTGCTGCACACGACGTAGGTTTGGGTGAACCCTTTGATCTGGGTCGGCTTGAAGTCGAGTCCCATGTCACTTCCCTCCGCACTGGCGGCGATGGTATTCGGCCAGGAGTAGTGCCTCAGCCCGGTCGTGGTCGCCCTTCCTGGCCAGCATGTCGGCGACCTTCGGGAACATCGAAATGGCCGCCTGGCGGCTGTGCTCCTTGTCCTTCCCCCACAGGCCCATCGCCCGCTTCCACTTGGACGGATGGACGATTTCGAGGGGGAGTTCGTGGGCGTGAAGGAACAGCGGCCAGATGCCGAACGCGAATCCGACCCGGTAGCCGTTGTAGGCGTTCGCCCCCTTCCCCCGGACCTGGACGAGAGCCTCCTCCAGGACGACCTTCGTCTGGTCTCGGAACCGGCCGACGACCGAGAAGAAGTCGGCGATCTCCTGGAAGTTGAACGCCGTCTTGGTCCCGCCCTTGCGGCCGACCTTGATCGTCGGGATGTCGCACACCAGTCCGCCCCGGGGGAATAAGATTCCGATTGCTCCCGACGCCCCCGGGTCGATGCCGACGTATATCGGCTCGCCTTTCTTGACGTGGCAGAAGAACCGGGCGGCCAGCTCCTTGGCCGGGACGTCCTTAGGCTTGGGCATGAGTCCTCCCGAAGAAGGCGGGGGCGGTGCGGATGGTCTTGATCGACCGGATGCCGAGTTCCTCGCACTTCGTCCGCCACGCCTTATGGTTCACCGGGTCGTGATGGAGTTGTTTCGGCTCGTATCCGGGGAACGGCAGGCTGGTCAGTTGAAGGTTCAGTTTGTATCGGTCGGTCCGCATGAACTCCTCGATCTGCTGGAAGGTCTTCTTCACCTCCTTGACCGGCACCTTCCGTCCTTTCCCCCTCGCCACTTTGTCCAGCGGTGGCGGCTCCGGCTTGGCCTCGGTCTGATCGACCAGGAACTTGGCGGCGGTGATCTCCCCCACCTTGAACACCCCCGGGACGCCGTCCGACTTACACCCGGCGACGGCCTTCACCTCCTTCCACCGGGACGGGGACAGGCCGAGAAACTTCTCCCGGAACAGCCGTTCGGTGAACACCTCCTTCTTCTGCGGGTTGTAGATGGTCACGTTCGGGCTGACCAGTTGGTACAAATCCTGGTCGGCCGACACGATGACGGCCGAGTGCGACCGGTGCAGCCCTTGGCAGACCGAGGCGATCACGTCGTCCGCCTCGTACCCGTCCTGCCAGAACACGTTCCGGTAGCCGAGGTCCGGCAGGTGAGTGTTCCGGAGGTCCATGATCTGTCGCCTGATGTCCCGGTAAGTCTCCTCCTCCTCCGGCGTCCGTTTCCGGTCGATCCGGTGGGCCTTGTACGCCGGGTCGAGTTGTTTCCTCTTGTACCCCTGCCCGTCGAACGCGAACACCAGGTCGTGGGTGGCAAACTCGTCCATGAGCATCCGGATGTCTCGGAGAACCGAGAACACCACGCCCGTCCGGTTGCCGGCGTACTGCAGGAGGCCGAGGGAGTGGAACCCCCGGTAGGCCAGGTAGCTCACGTCCAAAACCAGCCACGTCTTTGACATGTCGTCCTCGGGTAAGGTGCCCGAACTCTTACTGTAACGCCGGGCCGGACGCCGATCAACGGTTACGGCTCGTTCGGCTTTTTGGTGATCTGACCGACGGCGACTGGTGGGGCTGTCGGACTGCCCGGACTGCAAAAGATCGTGCCCGGACCGCTTTCAATCTGGTCGAGCAGTTCCTTCAACTCCTTGTCCGGAATGCGTCGGATCTGTTGGCTCATAGTGGACGAAGCGGACTCTTGCTCCATCTCGATCGCCCGAAGGATCGCGTCCTTCGCCTCAGTCAGGTCTTGAAGCACCCCGCCCTTCTCCCTCTGTCCCGGACAGAGGAGCTTTTTGACGGCGTGGGCGACGGCCGGGTTGGTGACGTTGAACGCCTTGAGGACGCAGTACACGTCCACCTCGACGGAAGCCCCTTGGTGCGTCCTGGAGTAGATGATCCGCTTGTACTTGTTGCCGGTCGTTGCCTGGCTCATTGGTACCTCGGCTTTCGGGTGAGTTTGGACTCGTTCTCGATGTCGTTCCAGAGTGCCGTGACGGCCATCTTCACCTCCTGCTGGCGGCCGTCGTTCTCGATCTGCTCGACCAGTTCCTCCCGGGTCCCTTCGATCCCGAGTTCCGGGAACTTGATCTTCCCCCCTTGCCCCTTCTCCAATCCCCCTTCCAGGAGCAGCCAGTCGATCATCGACCCCACGTCGTCGATCCCGGAGTCGTACAGGATGGGGACGACCACCGACCGGTCCTTCCCCGACACCCGGTTCTTCTTGACCCGGACTTTCATGTACGTCCCGATCTTTCGGTCCTTCCCCCGGACCCGCTTCTTCACATGGCCCGCCTGTTTCAACCAGAGTTCGATGGTGGCGTAGAACGTCAGGGCGTTCCCGCCGCCCCGCGTGTCCTTGTCCCCCGGGCCGGCGTTGATGGCCTGCCTGGACTGGCTGATGATGATGAGAATGGACCCGGACTTCCGAAGGTTGTTGCACACCGCCCGGAGCTTGGTGCTGTGCAGCTTGGCGCGGGCCGTGCCGTAGCTGCCCGGCTCCTTCGGCGGCTCCTTCCCCAGCTTGGCGGCCCGCTCCCGCAGCCGCCGGAGCTTCTTCTCCTTGGTCAGGTCGTCCTTCGCGTCGAGCGTGTCCTGACTGTCCAGGAGGTAGATGAACGGCTTGCCGGCCTCGAACCGGGCGGCCAGGTTGTCGTAGAACTCCTCGACGGTGGACGAGTATTCCGGACTCTTTTTCGTCCCCTTCGGCGGCTGGATCCGGTCGGCCGTGCCCCGGCCGAAGTAGTGGGCGATGTCCATCAGCGCCCCCTCTTCGGGGATGTCGTGGACGAAATCGTAGTCCTTGAACTCCGGGTTGACGGCGGCCTCGGCCAGGACGTTCAGCGTCAGCCACGTCTTCCCCGACCCGGACCCGCCCGGGATCAGGTAGTATTTGCCCTTGGCGAACCCGCGGTCCGGGTGGCCGCTGATGCCCATGTTGACCATCGTCGAGCCGGTGGACACGTAGTCCTTTTCCCGGATCTTGCCTTTCGGCTTCCTCTTTTTGGTGATCGACTGTTTTAGGCTCTCGGTGTTTTTGGTCATACACGCTCCAAAAAAGGGGAGGGGCCGAAGCCCCTCCCGTGACTGCCGGACGTTAGCCGCGTCCCTTCTTCTTCACCGGGACTTTGGGTTCGTCGTCCTCGTCCTCGTCCTCGTCCTCGTCCTCGTCCTCGTCCTCATCTTCCGAATCGTCTCCATCGTCATCGTCTTCGGAATCGTCATCGTCGTCGTCATCGGAGGAGTCGGAATCGTCATCATCCTCGTCGTCCTCGTCGGCGTCGCTTTCCTTCTCATCGTCTTCGTCTTCATCTTCGTCCTCCTCGTCGTCGTCCTTCGGTTTGGTCTTACCCTTCGGCTTGGCCGCCTCTTTCGCCTTCCCCTTGCCCTTCGGCTTTTCGTCTTCGTCGTCGTCCGAGTCGTCATCGTCATCGTCGTCCGCATCGACCTTGGTCAGATCGGACCACTCGACCATGTGGCCCGGCTTCTTCCGGTCGTCCGTTTCGACCTCGGCCGTCTCGTTCTTTTTCACGACCCGGACGACTTTCCCCTTCTTGGTCTTGCCCCGGACCTCGAACTCGACCGTGTCCCCGACTTCGGGGGTGTAGTCCTCGTTGCCGTCGTCGTCCGAATCGTCATTGTCGTCATCGTCGGAATCGTCGTCCGATTCGGCCTTGGCGTCGTCCTCGTCGTCCTCGTCATCGTCGGGCTTGGACTTGGACTTGCTTTTCGGCTTCTCCTCGTCCTCCCCCTCCCACTCCTTCTTGAACTCCTCGTACCCGATCGGGATGACGAGTTCGTCCAGGACGGGCATGTCCTCCAGGATCGAGTCCGGGTAGTCCTCCTTCCGGTCGGTGAACTTGATCTTGGTCGGCTTGTAGAACGTCCGGCCGTTGTACTTGTCCTCCTTGGTCCGGATGAGGAGTGTCTGGCCGTCCTCCAGGGCGTAGAACGTCTGCACCGGGTCGTTGTCCGAGGCCATGTCGAGTTCGGACTCGATCATCTCCCCGAACCCTTGCGCCCCCGGCCCGCCCTTGTACGCCGCCTCGTACAGCCGGAACTTCTTCTTGTCCTCCTCCCGGTTTCGCATGACGAACAACTGCCGGGCCTTCGCCCGGATGGCGGACACGGCCTCCTTGCTGGCCCCCTGCGCCCGCGCCTTGGCCTCCTGCTGGCAGCCGTAGCACTTCTTCCCGAACGTCCGCTGCATACAGGTCAAGGTCTTCTTGAACGGCCCCACGTCCTTGTGGACGTAGTACGTCATCTCGTAGGTCAGGTTGCCCTCGTCCGCCCCCTGGTTGTTCGGCCCGGCGACGGTCGGCAGGATGTCGCACTCGTAGGTGCCGGCCTTCTCGAACCGCATCAGGTCCCAGCCGTCCGGGATCTTGAACGCCGTCGGGGTCCAGCCGCCGGTGTTACGGCTTTCGGCCCGCTTCTTGGCGTTCGTGTACACCAGCTTCTTCTTGTCCTTGCCCTTCGCCATTGCTCGTCTCCGTTTGGAACTCTTTCCGCGCTTGAAGGAACCCCACCGTTCCCAGCCTCACGGTCATGTACGTGATGGCCGGCACGAAGAACAGCAGGAACAGTCCGACCGCCACCCAGGCGGTCATGGTCCAAATGGTGTCACCCACCGGTCCCCCCTTTCGTCATTTTGGCGGACCGGATCTTCTTTTTCTTGTTCTGCACCGAGTCCTCGAAGTCCTTCGACTTCGCGACCGGCTTCGAGAAGTACCCTTGGCCGTGAAGGTCCACCAGCTTCTCCAGCGCCCGCTTCCGGTGCTCCAGGGCCGTGACGACGGCGTCCAGAATGTTCACCCGGTGCTTGCACCGGTTGACCTTCCGGGTCGCCTTCTTGTGGTCGGCATGGAGTAGGACACGCAGCTTGATCGACCCTTCACGGACCGGCAGCTTGAGGCCGTACTTCACCGGGTTGTCCCGGATCTCGTTCTCGATCTCGGCCTCGGTCACGTCGAGCCGGGCCTTCGCCCTCTCCAGGGCGTCCTTGGCGTCGGCCAGTAGGGTCGCGTGCTCCAGGTATCGTTTCGGTTGGTCGATCCATTCTTCGTCCAGTCTCCCTTCGTCGATGTCAACAAGGTCTTTCGCCATAAGTGCCTCCGGTTGGGCCGTCTAGTACAGTCGCCGCCCGGCGGCTCAGGACGGCCCTTGCACGCCCTCCCAGCAGGCCAGGGCGAGCAGCGCCTTGGCGGACGCCCCGTCGAACAGCGGCTCCCGCAGGCAGTTCATCAGCCACGCCACCCGCTTGTCGTCCCGGTTGAGTAAGACCGATCCGAGGTAGGCGAGCATCAGCCGACGGACCCCTTCGGGGTCCTCGTCGAGCTTTTTCAGGACGGCCGCCACCTCCGGCCACTTCACCCGCGGGTTGATGATTTTCCGACACAGGTCGATCCCGAGGGCTTTCACCTCCGCCTTCTGGACGGCCTCCGCCCTCTCCCCTTCGGGGAGGGCGGCCACCTGTTGTAGTAATACGACCGCCTTCCGGGCCGACCCGTCGGCGGCGTCCGAGATCCGTTCCAGCGTGTCGTCGTCGATCGACCATCCTTCTTTTTTGGCGATCTTCTGACACAACCGCTTTAAATCGTCCTGGTCGATCTGGCCGAACTTGACGACCGTGCACCTGGTCTCGATCGTCTTGATGATCTTGGACGGGTTGGTCGTACACAGAACAAAGTACGTCGTGACCGGGGCGTCCTCCAAGGTTTTCAACAGAGCGTTCTGGCTGGCGGCGGTCAACTGGTGGGCTTCGTCGATGACAATCAGCCTCGCCCTCCCGAGCGGCTTAATCTGAGACAGCCGGATGACGTCCCGGATGGCGTTGATCCCGCCCTCGTCGGCCGCGTTCATCTCCAGGAAGTCTAGGCGTTCGACCCCCAGCTTGTCCTTCAAGATCCGGGCGGCCGTCGTCTTCCCGCACCCGGAGTGGCCGACGAACATCATGGCGTGTGGCGGACTGTCGCCCATTCCCCGCAGCTTGGCGACGGCGTCCGCCTGACCGACTATTTCGTTCCACTTGGTCGGTCTGTGCTTCTGGTACAGATCACTCACTGGCCTTCCCTTTCTGGTTCGCGTTCGGCAGCATTCCTTTCAGGTATGTCAAGGTGATCGTGAACGCCTGGGCTTCGGTGAATCCTTGACCTACGCTGTTCTGGTACAGACTCCATAAAAACGGAGGAATGGTATTGGACACTACCGCTAGAGCTTGATCCGTTTTGGCAAGGTCGTTCGGGTCCATCAGATCCTCACAGCTTGATAACCTTGATCCGGTTGATTTTCAAAACGTCCTGGGCGGCCCCGAGCAGATTCCGCAACAGTTTCGGCAGCGTCGCCTCCGTGCGAAAGATCAGACACATCCCTCGCGGGCCGGCGTCCTTCAACAGGGCTTCGATCAGTGCCTCCTCGGTGTTGTACCACTTCTTCTGATGGACGCTCCGGGGCCACCAGTTTTGTTCTGCCCACTTGGCCGGCGTCCCTTCGGCCGTAACGACCCTGGGGCACGGCACCCAGAACGTGTGCTTGTTCATCGTCCGGAACACACGCTTGTTGTCCAGTATCGTGTCCGCCCCGGCGACGATGACCGACCGGGGCACAATATCGGCCGGCATCTTACCCCCCGCCCACGGGCACGGCATAACGCCCCCTCAGTTGTGATTAATCGTTTCCTTTGCCCCGAACGGGGGCCGAATGTCGAAAGTTACGTCTGAGAACTGGAAACGCTCTACGGGCCTGCTAGGCGGCCGGAACCCAAAGCTCCGAATCGTTCTTCTCCCACACCTTCTTGTCGGCCCACGACCCGCCGATCGGCGTCACTTCGGCCTCGGCGTCGAGCGGGATGTTGATCCAGTCCCACATTTTTGGCACCTTCTTGGTCATCACGTCGTGGGTGATGTCCAGAAAGTCCTGAACCTCGTCGTCCGGCACGTCGCCGGTCATGCTGTCGTGAATCTGGACGCACAATTTGGACTTCATTTTGTACTTGGCCAACTCCTTGTTGACGAGGACGATCGACATCAACAGGCAGTGGAAGGCGCTGCCCTGCACCGGGTAGTTGATGACCTGATTGCGGCGGAAGTCGCCGCCGATCTTGAACCCGGTGTGGGTGAGAAAATATCCTTTCTCCAGGTACGAGTTGTACCAGTCCTTTTTCCACTGGGCGTACACCGGGAATCGTTTGTTCCAGAAGCGGCGTTCGACCTCCCGGATGTGGTACTCGAACGTACCGGGCACCGGGTCGTATTCGGGGTCGCACTTGCCCAGCTTCCGGATCCCTTTCTCCGCCAGGTGGTCTTTCAGGGACATGTCGGATTTGCCGACGGTCAGGGACATCTTGTCGATTGCCTTCCACATGGCGCGGGCGCAATCGACGTAGAACGACCCGTAGAACTGCGGGAAGACGAACATGTTCTTGGCACAGTACCGGCTGGTCTTGGTCACTTCGTCCGGCTTGAGCATGTAGCACTCGGCCGCCATGTCCCGGTGCATGTCGGTCGTCGGGTCGGTCAGGTACTTCCGCATCGCCGGGTCTTTGTGGTACGTGTACGCGATCTTCACCTCCAGGGCGCTGTAGTCGCGGTCGCACAGCCGGCCGTTCCTGTACCTGGACACGAACGCCCCCCGGATGAGGCCGCCCAACTCGGGGTCCCTCACCGGGAAGTTCTGACTGTTCGGGTCGGACGACGAACTGCGGTAAGTGACCGTCCGATGGAGGTTGTAGCTCGGGTGAAGGAACCCGTCCTGCACTTCGCGGCGGATGCCGATCAGGTAGGTGTTCCGGACCTTGAGCAGCTTCTTCCGCCGCAGGTACGTCTTGATGAAGTCCGACACGTCCGACTTCCGGGTGGCGTCCTTCAACGCCTCCTCGTCCGTCTTCCGCTGGCCCTTCTCGGTGTACGCCCTCACCTTGAACCCCAGATCGTCGTACAGCACCGTGGCGAGTTGGGCCGTGCTGTCCAGGTTCAGCTTGTCCCCGTACCGCTTCTTCCACGGCCGGTAGACCTTCTTGTCCCGGGCCAGCTCCGACTCCAGTCCGGCGATCTGCGATCCCACCTCCTCGATCTTCCGGTCGAGATAGTCCGTGTCCACCTTGATGCCGTTCCGCTCCACGACGGCCAGAGCCAGGAGGCCGTCGTGGAGGAGCTTGTACCCCTTCTGCAGGTGCTTGCTCATCCCACCACCTTGTTGAGGAAGTGCAGCAGGCCGCAGAGGAGTGCGGCGATTGCGCTTCCGGCGACGACCACGACGACGAACGCGATGCCTATCATGATTCGGACGCCGTGGGTGAAGTCTTCACGGTCTTCGCGCATGTCACACCTTGGGGGTGGGGGTGGTGAGAGCGGTCGTCTCGTCGTCCAGCGGGACTTCGGTGTAGTCGGCGAACAGATTCGGAGCGTACCCCTTGAGCAACCGGTACGCCTTGTGGAAGGCGATCCGGATTTCGGCGTCCGCCGCCGGGTCGCACCGCTTCTCGATCATGTGCCGCCACGCCCGGACGTTGGCCGTCACCAGGATCTTCGTCTCGGTCGCGTTCGGGAGCAGGCTGCGGGCGGCCCCCCGGGCGGCCTTCCTCAGTTTCGTTTTTTCCTCCGTGGTCAACGGCGGTATCCACGACTGGTCCTTGACGGCTTTCTCGCCCATCCTTCGGAGCATATGTCGCTCCCGCAACGAGTCCACCTTCTTGACGTAGGCATTGTGGGCTTGTTGGATGGCGTTCAGCCAGTCCATCCCGTCCTTCGCCAGTCTGACCCACTCCGGCCCGCCGTGAGCCTTCCAGTAGTCCGGTTCCGCCGCTTCCACCCGTTTGGCAACTTCGTGAGCGTAGTCCGTCGGCCCCTGGTGTTTCATAAACACCATAGCCGCCCGGACCTCCTCCTTCAACTCCCACGGGACGACGTACTCAGCCTGGCTTTCGTCCACGTACCGCTGGGACAACTGGCTGTACGCCGTCCCGGCCCGGTGGCGGACCAGTTCGTGTGTCAGTGACCGGCTGACCCCGGTGAACAGGACGCCGAAGTTGACGTGCTCCATCACCGACCCGTGCCCCTCCCCCTTGATCCGCTCCAGGTACGTCTTGTTCCCGCCCGGCCGGGGATTGTCGAAGCTCATGTAGCACAGGCGGCCGGCGAACTCCGGGATCTGGTCGCAGTACGACTCACCCAACGACAGCTTCCATTTATCACTGGTCTCGTTTTTTAGGAAATCGTTCAGTGCCGGGGTGACGATCACCGGGTGCGAGATCAGGCGGACGGTCGGCTCGTAGTGCAGTTTCATGTCAGCGGTTCCTCAAATTGATGGCGTCGGTCAGATGTTCGGCGATCACCGGCTTGCACACCACCGCGTTCGCCCCGCCGACGATGAACCGCCGGGGGTTGGTCTCGTCCTCGGCGGCCAGGAGGACCACGTGGCACTGGCGGACGGTCCCCGACTTGCGGACGC